ATCATTATTTTCAGGGCGGACAGTGATAATACATTCGCTGGGATGAGCTCCGGCGAGCTTTGAAATACGTGATCTCATTCTCGGCTCATCCGAAGAAACAAACATTACCTTGTCGTCCAAATAGTTGAGAGCTGTCTCCATAGTTTTTCTCAAACTCCTTTATTATCTTCATGCGGAGAAGTCAAATTTCGTTTAGACATACTCAGTCGATAGATTCCTTGGGTAAAAATTAAAACGAAATTTGAGGGCCAAAGTCAATCATTATGATAATGTTTGGGAGAAGGCTCGCGCCGCTCATTCCAATCGCGGATAGCAAAGACAATAGCTTCTTGCTCGGAATTGTAGACTGTATCGAACTTGTGGCGGACCACTCCGCAATTCATGCTACAACACGTTACATAGATTTCATAACACCCATGATACCCATGCGAGCCGTGCCACAGAGGGTCTTTTCTAAGGATGCCAGACGAGCCGCAGAAAGGGCAAGGCTTGATGTCCGGCATGTTCTTGGTATTACTTACTTCCATTATATACGTCCTCTCCTATAAAAGGTTCTTCGGGGTAACGGAGCGAAATCTCGTGCCCCTTGTCATCCAACACAAAGTCACACTCGTCCGCGTCATAGTGAGAGTTGGCGTGGCACATCATCCAATAGACGGAAATGCAGAGCGGACAAACGTTGCATCGGACAAGACCATCTGGGCCAGGCTTGCTGTATTCCGCACAGATTTTCTTTTGCTCGTCGGAGGAAAGCATGCACGCGCTCCTTACTGATTGCCGCCAAACAATGCGGGGTTGGAATACTGCAGAGCTCCTTGGGAAGGGTCGGCCACAAGAACGACGCAGGCATAGTGGGTGAGATAATACTTGCCGTTGATAAGAACTTGGACAGTGTCGCTGTTATCATAGTCCCTCCATTGTGTTATATAACCTTCGACAATATCTTTGTCGCCCAGCCTGATATAACCGTAAGTGAACGTTTGCACATCCTTGCCTTCGATGATACGGTTGCCGGACTTCACCGTGGCACATCCGCACAGAGAAAAGACAAGCGCCGCGAGCGCGACAAACAAAGCAATTTTCTTTTTCATCGAAAAAACACCTCACAAAGAATCCAGAGAACAACGAGGATTACAAAGCCGCCAACGATAAGGGAAAAATGTAATTCAGGACTCATAATTTCAACTCCATAATATCAAGGTACATAAAGCGCATTTTATCTACAGTTCTGTCCGTATGCCAATGCCCGCAATACCAGCGCTTATAGTCAACAGATTCGTCGATAGTATCCATCCAATGTTCCATCGAATCATCCACAGTGGATTGGTCAACGATGGGGAGGAACATGTCGCGGGGAATGTACTTGTAGGGGCAAGTGTGGGAGAGAATGATATCAGGCTTGTGGTCGTGGATCATATCCGACGCTTCTTTCATTTCCCACAGAGACATTTGCTCATCCGCGAACCAACGATAGCCGGAATGTCCCAGCGCCTGCATCTTCAGCCTATAATACTTGTCCGCGCTGTATGCTCCGCCAAGCACGAAAGCTTTGACGGGGCCATCCGCTGTCACAAGTTCAAGCCCGCCGTACATAGGCGTGAACAGGAGGGACGGGAATTCTTTCTCAGCTAAGAGGGAGCCTTTGACGAGAGGGTGAGCGTCCTCTGGAGCGATAGTATAGCTCTTGAGGGACGGGCGTTGGTCGTGGTTGCCTTTAATCATCAGGAAAGAAATAGGGAGGGAGGCAAGCCGCGCTTTGAGCTTCCTGTCTTTGTGCGGCCCCCAGTAGTTCACACCGTTATCGCCCAGGATAATCAGCAAATCTTCTTTCGATGTGTTCCACTTGAGGCAGAACTGCTCAACATCCTTGTAATCACCATGACGGTCGCCCGTAATAAACAGGTGTGCCATATTACTTCCCGTCATCTCCTTTTATAAAGTCGGTCACAGCTTTGAAGCATTCCTCGCACAGATGGTATCTCCAGAACTTGTACGGATACCCATGGAGGTGGTCGTAAAGGGCGGCTTCGTAATAAGCTTGGGGCTCGTCACAGAAAGGGACGCTTTCCTTTGTCGGGGCTTCTGCTCCGCAGCGATCACAATAACAGCCGTGGTAGTACATGAGCAGTCACTCTCTTTCAAAAAGAATTACAATAATAATGGGGACAAAAAAACCCGCGAATTAACTCGCGGGCAAAATTTTTATTCTTTTTCTTTTTCTTGGGCTTGCGCGGCTTCCTGTGTGGGCTGGGCAATGAAAGCGGTCAGCCCGACCGTGCAATTGGGACACAGGATAAAAGAGAGGCGGCGGCCATCAGAGGGGTGAACATACAGGGTTACGAGCGGGTCCTTCCGCCCAATTTCATTCATGCAACGAGAACATTTCATTTGAAGGTTTCCTCCTATTATTATTGCCTGCCCGTGGAGCCGAAGCCGCCACGAGACTTGGAATCGAGAGAGTCAACAGATACAAACTGGATATCGTCCATTTTCTTCATGATGCGGAACTGGCAGATGCGGTCGCCTTTATGGATTTCCGTGTGACGGATAGCCAGTGCGGGAAAACCCCACACATCATCGTCACCACAGTAGCTCTCATCGACCACGCCAACTCCGTTTGTTTGCAAGATACCAAAATTTTTGAACGTAGACGAGCGAGGCGCAAGATGCCCCTCATATCCTTCAGGCAGTTTTATAGAGACGCCCAGAGGAATGATGCGGAACTCCAAAGGCTCCATGACAACATCTTCTGCTGCGCGGAGATCAATCCAGTCACCATTCTGAACCGCACCCAGCTTGGCAATATCGGGGTCGTGATACTTAATCTTGATTATCATTGTACAAATCCTCCACACCGATGTGGTAAGGCTGGGAAACCCACCATTCAGACCATTCAGCCTCCGTGTGGCCGAGTTCATATAGCCACCAATACTTGCTCGTTGCCATGCAGCCAAGCGTCTTTTCGACAGCGTGCATCTTGGGGCCAATGTAACTTCCTTTATTGATGCCGAACTTGTCGTACATGGGAAGGTCATCGTATCCTTCGGGCTTGGGGCCGAACACTTCTTCATCCCAGATGAATTTATTTGCCCTCACCCAAGCAAGACCGAGCCGCTGTTCCGTGAAATACTTATGCTTTTCTTCCATTATAATATCCTTTCTCCGCACATCTGCGAATATGAGTAAAGTCACCGTGAACCATGGGCAAGATATAGTTGTTCAACGTATCGGAGTCGGGCTCGCTGGAAAGCCACACCTCGTCACATCTGTATCCGCGAAGCAGACTTTCTTTGCGGATAGATATTACGCTTCCGTCTTCGCATTCAGTGCGGAAATCAAGAAAACTGCCGCGCATTTCTTTTACGCCGCCGTGATCCTGAGCGAGTTCTTCGACGAACGCAATCATCTTCTGGGGATCACCGATTACGATGATGTTCATTTATCCTCGTCCTCTGTATCTTTGGCGGCTTCCTTCTCTTCGTACTGGGTGACAATGCTAATGACTGCGTCACGGATTTCGGCGTAGCAGGCGCGATTGGTTGTTTCAAAGTTGACGGTAAAAGGATAAACGCTTGTAGCGTCCTGTTCGTAGGACACGGAATAGAGGTTTTTCTTCATATTATTTCTCCTTAATTTTATTTATTGGCAATAGGCATCCACAGAACTATTGTGCAGCTTGCCGTATTCATCGACATACATTTCATTCGCGGCGGCATTATACGTGACTTCGTACAGCCGTTCGTTCTGTCCGTTGTCAATGAAGATAGCCTTCTTGTTGCCGAGAACATGAGCAAACCACACCATGTTGATGTCTTCGGGGTTGTATGTCTCGGCGTAGTGCTTCTTGATTTGTTCACACAGAAAACGCTTCGCCGCGATTTCAAAATCCTGACTGGTCATTTTTTCTCCTTCTTCCTTTACACACTTCAGTACAACGTTATGTCCGTTGAGCCGTCCGAAGTATTCTCCGTTGTCGTGCTCCGCGAATAAGTCCTTCCAAACAGGCTGGAAATACGGAACATTCTTTTGTATAGCCCAAGTGAGATCGCAAAGTTCTTTGTGTGTTCCGATGATTTTCATTCTTTCTTCCTCCAGAACCATGCGGTAATGTCCATATAAACAGCGATACCGTCATTGGTAAACCCATCCTTCTTCCACATCCGTTGATTGGTCGTGGGCGAATTGAGGCCGCCAAGCTCTTTTTTATAGCTGCCAGTTTTGATGTAATCCGGCAATGGGTAGCAACGAAAATCACTCAAGTCACAAATGATATCCTGTCCAGAGTATAAGCAAACTTTTAAGCCATACGCCTGGACATGAGCCATCAGGATGTTCAGTGCTTCAGGGTCTTGTCCTTCTCCCATAAAGCACACGCACGTTATTCCGTCCTTGTATGCTTTGATGAGGTGGCGGAGAATTTCAGGTGTCAGCTCATCGCCTATATCAGCCTGGAGCCAAGGGGAATGACAGCCCTCGCAATGATGCGGACAATTGGTGATGCTCAAAACAAGACTGATTTCATCGGGGACTTCTTGTGCCGTGATGTAGTGACCGCAATACTTTACCATTTGGGTTCCTCCACACGATAGCAGTTCTCGCAGTAGATATGCCCGTCGTCCGTTTTGACATAGCGGCGCGGAGTCCATTCGTTACAGCAAGAGCAAAGAACCATCTTCACAATCATAGGTTCGCGGCAACGGGGGCAGACGGGGACCTCGTCATAGTAAGGCCCCGCCATGCCATAGTTTTCTTTGAGGATAGCGGGCTGTTCAAATTCAGCGCCGCAGGAATCACAATAATACATGCTTCATTCCTCATCGTCGTAGTTGGGAACTTGGATATAGAGCCCGCAGATACATTCGCCGTCTTCCTTGTACCATTTGCACGGGCATTTACTTTCTGGCGTTTTGACAGGACGGCAAGGACAATAGCCGCCGTTGTCTTTGAGTTCTTTTTTGATGTTTTTCAGGAACTCTTTGTCGGGATTCTTGATGGTCTTGTAAGTCATTCTGAAATACCTCGACCATCATAGAAACGGCGAGCTGCTTCCTTCTTCCGTTCTTCCGACCATTTGGATACCAAGGTAAGGTAGCCAATGATGCGGGTGGCGTAGTCCAGATTTTCACTGCCGCACTTGGGACACTTCGCAAGTTTGTGTTTGCTGATGTGACCGCAGTCATTGCACACGGTATTGGGAATGTTGAACGTGAAATAGTTGCATCCCGTCTTGACCGCATAACGGAGCAAATGAGCGTACTGATTTTTGGTGAGATGCTCGTCCAGGTTCATGTGGAGAGCGGAACCGCCGTCCAGATACTGGGTAAACTGCTTGCCGTGAAGCTGGAACTTGTCCAAGATGTTCGTACCCTCATCTTCTACAATGTAGAAATAGCTGTTGTAACAGTCACGAGGAACGGCGTAGCCGTCCTTCTTATCCCAGTTATTAAACTTGACGCCGAGATTTTCTGCCATTCTGTTACTTTTTTGACCAACTATTATTATGAATCATATTCTTGAATGAAGCGCTTCCTTGCAAGAGCTGCTTCTTCAAATGTGTTGTATGTTCCAATGTATATTGTCCGATAATTACGGCACACAGATGCCTGATAATTCCCAGACGAAACTTGTTTAACTCCAGTGGCCCGATTATTGGCAGCGTTGGTGGCATGGTCTACGATGCGCAGATTTTGTTTTCTGTTATCCAGCCCATTCATATTGATGTGGTCGATATCCAAATCCCCATCGTAGTTCAAAACCAATCTATGCAAATGTACCTTTTTGTTTTCAGAAAGTGAAGCTATCGCATATAACGCTTTACCGCTTCCTTTTCTAAGATGCCATTTATACGGGCGACACTTCTCGACATCATCTAAATCAATCAAAGCCCTGCCGACTTCTTCGCATTTTTTGTTCTTCAAAATTATTTCCGCGTGGTCATCGAACAATTCTATCACGTTAGGAGCATAGATTGTATTATCGTCAAACTTCCCATATCTATACATCTGCGTGACATGACGAGGGCAAAGCTCTTTTCCTCTTAACTTTCTAATGCGGCATTCAGAATCCGTTCTGCCGCATATACAGCATTCCATTGAATCACTCCAAGTAAAAATTTATGCAAGGAAATAGTTGGCGGAGACGGTTCTTCCGAAAGTGTCTGGTTACACTTGACCATCTCTCTGCACGTTGCCGTACAGTTCAGACTATCGCATCCTCTTTCGAGGTCTCTCCATTTAGTCGTTCAGGCTGCAATTACGCTTGCCCCTTGTTGTCCCAGAGGGAGTTCCAAGTCAATTAGGAGAGATTTAAGGTGCCCACTTTGTTTAGCGGCGAGGCACCATTTCACAATTAAACATAACTGTTTGTGTTTTGTCCCGCTTATTTAGGTCGTAGATGGGCTTCATCACAGCGTTGACATATTCACGATACAAATCATTGTTGGAAATCTGAATATCCAAATACTCAGCGCCTTCAACCAATCCGTTAATTCCCACTGTGAGATACTGCTTTTCCGGTGAAATGAATCCAGCATCATAAATAGGAATCATGTGCGCGGCTTCCATGTCTTTGATGATGGCGTTGAAGGCCATAAGATACTTGTGAATCTTTTCAACCTGTTCCGCTACCTCATCAGACAACTCTGAGAGATTGACACCAATTCGATCCCAGTCATATTTCTTGGCGGTGTTCTGTACCAAACGATTGATATTGATAGTCATTACACATTTACTGCCCGTGCTTACACCACCAGCGCCGAGTGTATAGGAGAACTGATTCTCTTGTATTCCGTTACGCAAACGGCAACAAGAAGCCAAGGAGTCAACAGAATCAGATGTGTAAGTGAAGAAACTGTGTCCTTCAGCATACATTTCGGCGGCAAAGTCTGCCCATTTTTTATCGACAAAGTCGGTGCCGTCATTGAGAAGAGACAACGATTCAACGGGAAAGGTTATGACGTTCTTTAATCTTTCAGCGTTGAACCATTTCATGAACAGCTTCTGAAGCCAGCTCACACTTTCCCACTGCATCCCTGTTCCGTCAGGAAAAACAAAGTCTTCAAAGAGCTGTTCAAAATACGGATGGTCGAAGTAGGCAATGTTCCAGAATCTTTTTGTTCAGTGTGAGTCGCTACGTCACACCCGGCACGAAGCACAGCTTCATATTACTATGAAGAACAGACTATATCACACCCTCAAAGAGGGCCTCCCCATTTCCACCGTCAATCGCTTACGGTGTACTCCCATACGGGATAGTCGTTGAACCTTCCTCTCACGAGGCTTGGCTGCTGGTTGTCTCGAAAGACGTTCCAGCAATTAAAGGAGTTTGCAATCATCATCGCTGATGAATGGCGCGTTCATTTCACGCTTTGGCTTCCGCGAGCGGCGGCAGGCTGATTCAGGGAATACACGACTTGGTTGAAATATCCCTCAATGGTATCCTTTATGGTGTTACCCTGAATATCCACCACAGTTTCAGGCTTCAGATAATAGTCATCGCCGTATTCCTTGCGGATAAAATAATCCATATAAGCCAGGAACTCAGGGGTAGCAACAGCGCCGCACAACTGAGCAGACACAGCGAACACCAAATTGATGAAGCCGCCAATGAAAGACTTCAGATGCTTGGGGGCAGAAGTAGTGCCGCCAATCTTCTTCATACCATCAAACAAGAACGGATACAAAGTGATGCTGGCGCAGTAGGGAGTGCCAACGGGCATTCCACTTTCGTCATGCCTGTAAATCTCGTGATCTTCCAACTGGCGGAGATATTCATCGGCCAGCTCTTTGCCATACAGTTCCGTAATCTTGTCGTGCATTGCAAGGCGGTTTGCATAAATATTTGATTTTTTGTGAATCTCAGGGGCCATTGTCGCAATGTTTTTGTTACTCACATTGGAGTTGGCATCTACCTCAGACCCCGAAGCGGCGTTGACAGCCTTCGCGTATTTCTTGATGAAGTTCAAGTCCTTACGAAAAGGCTCATACTTGTCGATCAAATTCGACATTGGAAACTTTCCTTCCTTATAAGTTATTCAAATATTGGACAAGGCTTTTCCCAGAGAGGAGGTTCCCATCCTCCGTTTCAAGGACGGGCACATGAGAGATGCCTTTCGCGGAGATAACGTCCGCGTCCATTATTTGTTCGTAGGGGATATGTTTGGCCGCCAGCTTTTCTTTTGCGTGGTCGCACATGGGGCAGCCTTTGAGAGAATACAGCTTCATCATGACTGCGGAGCTCCTTCCTCTTTTGCCCATTCCCAGATAGGCGGCATGACTTCTTTCAGCGCAGAGATAATGTTGTCCATCATGGTACGCATTTCAGGATAAGCGCGAACAGAAGTGCGGAGGTCGATGATGTGAAGGAGTTCGCGGAAGTTCATCGTGACAACAAACACGGTGGCCGTGGAGTTGGGAAGCACTTTCCGCGCATCTTCATTGGGCATATGACACACAGAAGAAAGATAACGATACCGTTCTTCGCAGTCCTCCATAGCCATCTCCCAGCAACGGGACGCGCACCACTTATTCGCGTCTGTTTTATCGCCGTCATACGGAATATAGAAGTTGGGGCGGATAACGACGAGCCCATCTTCGCCGTCCGCATTAACATAGCGCTGACTTTGGACGGAAAACACAATGCCCGCACGATGGCGCGTGATTTCAGCCAGAACATCACGGGACGTTCTGACTTCGACGCTGACCTTATCATGCTCAAGCACGGAAGTGTGGCCGCGCTTGATAACATTGCGGAGGAACTTTTCATAGCTGGTGTCCGTGATTTTGTCGAGAGAGTTGTAGCACTCACGCCCCGCGAGTTCACAGAGACGGAGCTTGCGGATGCCATCGTCCATAGTGCAGGGGTCGAGGCATAGGGCCGACTGTTCGATAATTCTCACTGTTCTTCTCCTTCTTCTTCCTCGGCATCATCGTCTTCCTCATCTTTGCCTAAGTTGTTAGGCTCGCCCTGGTTGAAGCGGCGCATGAGCGTGCGGGGTGTGATGCAGGACGCAATGACTGTGCCGTCATCCAGCACGATAAGGGACTTGAACTTTCGCCCCATGCGGGCATCATGATACATATTCGCTTCTTTTGCTCGCTCTTGATAACGCCGCGCTGTTGTTCCGTTGGGCGTGGTGATGAAGAGGACGCGAGAGATATTCAGGATGTTACTCATGCCGATGTTGATGAAATTATTCATGAAAACATTTCCTTTTTCAAAAAGTAGTGATATAATAATGGCGCAAAGCTATGCTATTTGCTGGTTTGGGAATGGCCCCGATGTGTGTTACTCTTGACCCTTGTGAGGAAAAGCCCCAAACTTCCAGAGCTCACTTCTGGAAGAGACTTCGTGTCGATCGGGGGAGAGTACTTCAGATGATAGGGAACATCACTATGCTGGCTCAGATGGGAACCCCTGCGGAGGGATGCGAGGCTTGCAGCCACGAGGGACAGTACGTAAAGTCGGAGCCATTCCCAGACCGTAAGCAGATAGGGCAAACCTCTTGGGGCCGTACCCCTGAGCCTCGCGCCCTATCTGTTTTATTTATCCGTCATGCTTGAGCAAATACTCAGGGCTGACGATTTTCCAAGACTCTTTTCCATCAGGCGTGCGGATGACAAAGCCTTCACGGAGGGAGTCAGGATTCAAGGTGGAGGGGCCAGTAGCATCGGCCAGCGCTTCTTCGATGGTGTCCGGCAGAACATAGTGCTCATTGAGGATGGGGACAAAATTCATGCCTTTGTTTTCGATGATGCTCTTGGATTTCATGGAGCCCATCCGCCCATCAGGATAGATGAGATTGAACACATAGAGGTCATAATCCTTGAGCTTGTAGGGGTTGCCCTGAATCTTGGGGCCGACGCACTCGCCCTGAATGGCAATCCAATCTCGGCTGCCAATCAAGTTGCGGAGCGCGGCTTCGATGTTGTACTTGTCGGACACCTTCCAATAAGAGGAATTGTCCTTGACTTTCAGGCGGAGGTTGCGCGAGCAGACAATATACTCGAAGGTATCCTTAAAAGGCCAGGGGCGGTGATGACGAAGGAGCGCAAACGTGCCGGACGAGCCATCGAGCTTTTCACTCACGACCCATTCCTTTTTGTCTTTCAGGACATTCGGGCAGTCTTGGATGCGGGTTTCGTCAGTGCGTTTGATGAACGACGGGAACCCACCTTTGCTCGGCTTGCCAATTCCGACCAACTGCCGGAACCATTTGAAACGCATCAGCCACTTGGGGTACTTCTTCTTTTGCCGCTCTGTTAGCTCGGCGCTCTCCTTGTCCATGGTGGGTTCGTACTGGGTAACGCCGATGATATCCGTCACATCTTCGTCCAGATTGTAAGGCTCGGCTTGGGGCTTGAGGGGAAGGATGGTCGTAGGGAAGACGATGCCCTGACTGATAACCCCGGCCATTTTCATTGTGCGGATACGGAAATTCTTGGGGCGGAGAAATTCAAACTCCGGCTTTTCGGGAAGAACAGAATCAATTTCACAGAAAACACAACAATCGCCGACCTTGAATTCGCCCTTCTGGACGATCACCTTCCACCCCAACACAGACGCAAGCTCGATGCGGTCGCGCCCTTCAATAGGGTCAAGAGCATCAATGCGCTGGATAGAGGCCAGTTTCCTCATAACTTGCTCCCTTCTTTTCAAAAAAATATACAGAAGAAATAAATCCTTCTGTATATAATGGGAACAATTCGGAGGGATTTTTAACTGGCGGATGAGGAAACTATTATATAGTCATCCATCCACAAGTCATACACACCAGGCTTTATCTTTCTTTCGCCGTTCGTGTACTGATAAGCGGGGCGGCGCTTCCATGCGAGCAAGTCAATGACAACGCCTTCTTCGAGGGGCTTCTCGGCATAGTAGCTCTTCTTGATTTTCATGAGCCCCGTTGTACCCTTGGCGACATTGTACAGCTTCACTTTCGGGCTGTACTTTTCATCGACTTCGAGAACGACAAACTTACCGACTTCATCGGGATACACTGTCAGCGGAGCGCCGTAGTATTCCGTTTCAAACGCCATGATCTCGTTCATTGGCAGCTCGGACTCTTCCATGTTCTTTTCAATGCCCCGCAAAGCATCCAGCCTTTTTTGTTGACTGGCAGGGATAAGCGTTTTTGAAAATTTGGAAGGACCATTGCGGAACTCATCGTAAAGACTGAGCAACTTGCCCCGCGACCCAAACTCAGCGAAGTAGCCCATCATGATGAGCGTCTTCACGATAGCAGAGTTGATGGAAGTGTTCACTTCGAGGTCGTAAAACAAATCAACCGCGCAGTCATATTGATTATGCCGCATCTGATACAGCTTGCCAGCAACGCCAGAAGAAATACCTTTGACGGAAGTGAGCGCATCGGAGATCGTGTGTGCTTCCTTGTCCACAAAGTAACTGCGGTTATCCTGGCGGAACTTGCAAGGCACAATGCTGATGCCGAACGCTTTCTTCATTTCGACTTTGGCTTTGGCGATACGGTCTTTGTCCTTCTTCTCGGCGTAGAGAGAGAGGAGGGACACATAGGTTTCATAGGGATGATGTGCTTTGGCCCAGGCGGTATAGAGAGAGTCGAGAGCAACAGCCGTAGCGTGTTCGCTACAAAATCCGTAGCCACACGCATCGGAGATAATTGTCCAGACTTTTTCTGTTGTTTCTTTTGCAACGCTTTCGGCTGTATTTTCTTCCTCTACCAAACGCTTTGAAAAACCTTCAGCAAAACGTTCTTTTAAAGGAAGAACTTTTTCGGGATGCTTCTTAGCAATAGCTTTGATAGCCGCATAGGATTCGGGAGCAGTGAACCCCGCCCACTGAAGGACTTTCATCATCTGTTCTTGGTAAAGAATAAACGACTGCGGCAATTCTTTTGTCTGAAGCAACTTATCCAAAGCGGGGATATCATACGAGAAGCTTTCGCGGTTCAACAACTTGGGAAGCATACTTTGGAAAGCGGGACGGATGCCAGCCACAAACGCCGCCAACTCAGAGATGTTCTTTGGTTTGTACCGCATCACTTTTTCTGTTGACTTTTCTTTTTCAACTTGGTTTAAGCCCAACGTCCAACCATTGGCGTACATGTCCCAAGTGAGTTTATCACCGTCCGTCATCTTCAACAACTCAGGCACGGAGGGCTGGGGGATGCCGATGCGCTTATAGATATCATCGTTCAGTTTGACGACGGAAACCTGGAGGTCGTCATTCTTGAGGTATCCGTAAGCATCAGCCGTAGCGCCGTCGATGAACGCGGCATAGACGACTTTCTTTTTGCCCGTCTTTGAGTTGATGCGGAAGATGCCGACTTCGCGCCGGATATCAGCATTACAGATAAGATAAGCGCAGGGGTGGGGAGAGACGGAGTCAATCATGCCGAGGTACTTTTCAGAAGCCTTCAGATATTCATGGTACTTTTCAGGCACATAGTCTTCGACGTTGATTTCGTCTTTTTCATCGTCATCCGCGTGCTTGTAATCCAACTCGTAAGCCTTGAGTTTTTCGGACAGTTCGTTGGCTACATCAAAAGGAACATTGGCAGCGCGGCAATACATCTTCCATGCGGCTAACCTTTTCAACGTACCGTAGGCGACCATAGGAGCGCAATGCCATTCACCCATTACATCAGCCATCGCTTCTCCGAACAGAGCCTGATCGGAAACATTCATGTCAATATCTGGAAGCGAGCCTGCCTTCAATCTGTCTGCAGAAATGAAACGGTCAGGGTACATGGTGATGGGCAAAGCGAAACGATCAATCGAGGAAAATCCGAGCAAGGTGTTCGTAAAATAGGCACTCGCGCTTCCTCTTCCAGTCTTTGTCAACTGCCCGCCTTTTTTCTTTGCTGTCTGAATCCATTCATAGTCCAGCAAGAAATAGTCGGAAGTATTTGTAGACGTGATGGTGTCCATCTCGTATTTGATGCCCGCTTCATACTCTGGCCACTTTTCCTGCGGTACGTTCTTTTTATATTCATCCCACTTGGACAAAACAAGCTGACGGTACTTTTCGTTCCGTTCTTCTTGTGTTAGCTCAGGATAGATGGTGGGCAACTTCTTGCCTTTATCAAATTCTACATCCTCAAATTCAAGGAATACGTTCGTATTATCCAGCGCTTCCTGAATCTGGGCGGGAGAGAGGATGCCTTGCTTGACAAATCTCTGATACGCTTCTTCGTCGGAAGGATAGTCCAGTTCCCAGCCTTCTTCGTCTTCATATTTCAGATGGTTGGCCTCAAGGCGCATTTCACGGAGCTGCTTATCTTCGGGATAGATGAAGTGGCTGTCCATGCCCGCAATAATCTTGATGCCTTCTTTGCGGTACAGCTCCAAGATATGCTTATTGACAGCCTTTTGCTTTTCCGTGTTGTGAGCCTGGACTTCGAGCATGAAGCTGTCGCCGAAGTGAGTGTGAAGCTGACGGACGAGAGCATCGGGTTCAGTCCAGACGTAAGACCATTCATCTGTGTCCTTGTCGCTCCGATATCCATATGCCCAAACCCCGGCAATACAAGCCGTTGTTACGAATACATCCTTGGGGTCCAGCCGCATGAGCAATTCCATATCCACACGGGGACGGAAGTAATAGCCGGAAATATTGGCCTCGCTGAGGACTTCGTTCAAATCGCCGATGCCCTTCTCTGTCTTGGCCGCCAAGATAATATGGCAGTTTTTACGGTCCTTCTTTCCATCCTCATCCTCGGCCAGCCTGTCTTTCACAAAGTAAGCTTCGGCTACATAACGCCAGCGCAAGCCGTACTTCTTGGCAAGGTCATAAGCCAAGCGATAGTTGCCGGGTGTGCCATGATTGCAGGAAGACAGGATGGTGTGGCCCAACTCAACGGCGCGTTTCGCATAGTCTTCCAGCTTGGCGACTGAGTCGGTGAGGAGGATGTTCGAGATGTCGTCGTGCTTATGATAATTCACATAAGGAATAGGGCATCACTCCTTTTGTTTCTCAAAAGCATCGTATAAAGTGTCAAGGTTTTTGCGGCATGTTGTTTTCAGCCATGCCACATGCTTTTCGACAAAACCGCTAAGAACACTGTACGGAATGTAATCACCAAATGCCGCATGATACATTTCAAGAACATCAACAAGCAATTCGGCTTCGTTCACAAACCCATCTAAATAGAGGTGTCCCTCTCGCCTTGTCAGCTCATTTGTTTCCATCTTCTCACCGCCATTAAAGCTTTTTGCCGCACTCTGGGCAATACTTTGGAAAATACTCACCGCTTACATATATATGATTTGCGCGGTCAAAGACAATTCCAGTCATCACCAAGCGCCCCTTAGTTTGGCCTATATACATGCTGACGCTGTTGTACCCTTTTTCAGTGTGACAAGACCAGTCCTCACCATCTTTATCCAACCTTTTGTCCAAATAAATCCCATTTTTGCGTATATCGCAAACACATTGTTTCTCACTCATTTTATTTCACACAGTTCATCGTGACTTTGACACAGATGCCAATCTTCAATTCGACATGGATATTGAATCCGCCGCACTTCTTATTGCAAGGCGTGCAAGGCTTCTTGGGAACAGACGGACAGGAAGGAATAGGAGCAAGACGGGGAACAGACCACCCAGCTTCAAACCCAAGTTCGAGCGTGCCGTCGCCGTCAAAGTCTCCGGCGTAAAGAATGGCTGTGTCCATGCCGTTATTGAAGATGACTTGCCCGACCGCGAAGTGTTCCACGCGGGAAGTGAAGAAGATATGGGCAATATAGTTTTCACAGGGACGCCAGAACGTGCAGGAGATAATGTTGGCGGGGCTGGTTACGTTCGCGCCTTCTCCCAAACGACGGATGATGATTTCATTCACAACGCTTTGGACTTCAGGGTTGATGACGACCTTGATATTTGTCAAGTAGGTCAGCCCGATATATTCTTCCATCACCCGCACAACCGACTTCACACGGATGACGGAGCCCTTGGTGTCGCCAAACCCACGGACATAGCCATGGCAATTCGTTTGGACGGGAAGCTTTTCGACATGCTCACAAGGAGAAAGCAAGCCCGCAAGTTCCTGGCAGCCTTCGACGAGCGCCACATAAACGCCGCCCTCACTGCACGACACTTCAGCCGGAGCGGGAAGAACAGGCGCTTCGGCCAACGCGCCGCAGACATTCATGAGCATCAGGACGGAAACGATGATTACGGAAAGCAGCTTCTTCATATTATTTTCCTCCATTCAGACTGGCTTCTTTTTTCACTTTGGCAAACACGGTTTCGATGATCTCATCTTCATTCAGAGGATGACGGGGAGACACAGAGCTGACGGCATATTCTTCCTTGACCAAATCAATGTACATTGTGAACTGGCCGTCATCGCCCATATAGCCCATCTCCCACACGGAATCCGGGACAACGGAAGAAAGGTCGAATTGCTTGATAGCCAGATTGTCGAAGCTCAGGATGGCGAAGTGGTCGGCGAGGTCCTGAAGGGAGGCTTTCATTTGCTCAATATTGGTCTCAATTTCAGGATGAATTGCATGGTATCCTTCGCCCCGGCCATAATCCTTGTAGCCAAGGATGAGCAGCTTGATATCACGGTCATACAGAACCTCCAACGCTTCAGGCGTAACGATGCCCGCAATAACATGCACGACGGCATTGGGGAATTTGGCGATGGAGGCCGCGACTGCTTCGGACACAGGATAGTTGACGGAAATGCCCAGCCCATGGATGAGCTTTTTTTTGCTGTACGCAAGCAGGCGGTCATAGTTGGAGATGAAGTGGTCTACATGCACGGTCATGTTGCAAAGCACACCTTGATCCTTCATGCGCTTGAGGAAGTCATCCAAATCGGGATGCTCAAGAACATTGCCGCCGCCCAAAGCAAGCTCCGTCAAGGGAGACAGGCTGTTCAAGATGGGATGGTTGAGGTTGGCGAGGTCGCCGTCAGGAGTGGAACATTCATGGCATTGTGGGCAGCCCATTCCACACCTGTTACAAATCTTCATGTCGATAGATTCAGGGAAGTCAGGCTCCAGCGAGGTGAGTTTGTTGGCGCGGATTTTCGTTCCATCATCGAACATGTACACTTTATAGTTGCCGTTATGATAAGACCCAAGATATTTCATACGTTCTTCCTCCCGTCAGCCATCAAAGCCATAGCAGCCAAACGCAACAATTTTATCGCCATGTTCGGTGGTATATTCCTGCTCGAAGTAATCGAGGTCATTGCCCTCCAAGTCATCAAACGTTTCAAATCCGTTGTCACGAATAACAGCGCGAAAATCATCTTCGTCCATCGCTTCAAGCTTCTCACGGTCAAAGTATTTGGATACGGCTTCAATCACTTTTTCTCTGGTGGCAAGTTCATCGGACCATGTATCAATGTACAGTTCACCACGATTCAGCTTTTCAAACTCCGCCTTGGAGCAGATAATCAGAGAATGGACGGAAGAAGAGTTTGTTTCAAAAACTCCTCTGCGAATTTTTATCATCAAGCATCATACCTCTTTTCGATGTTATCACCGTTCAGCAGCCCGCATTCGTTCATCTTATCTAATATCTGGTACTCATCGCCGTCGATGATAACAATGTATTTGTCATTGAAAATAAAGTCTTTCAGCGATACGTCGTTATTGGCGAGAAAGTTTTGTAATAATCCATCGGACTGGTGATCAACCCAGCCGTAGTTTGGAATGCGTTCATCGTTATCGTCCCATGTGGTCGGAAGTTCAATCCTTTTTACGCCAGCCACATGAGCATAGATAATTTCTTCTATTTCCTCAAAGCCGTCCGCCCCGAAAGAAGCGATAGCGTAGCACAGCTTGTGATACCAGTTACACAACACATCAAATGGAGAACGGCCAAACTCAAGATTACATTCATGAAGATATAAAATTCCGTTATCGTATACATACCAACCAGGATCAATCATGTCTGGCGTTTCTCTGCCGCCCTTCTTGATGACGATGGAATGGGAGGAGGATGAATTCGTTTCAAACACGCCGTTGCGAACTTTAATCATCTATAACACACCCTTCTAACACCTTGGTGAGGATTGCTTTGGAGAACTCACGATTGTCCAGTTCTTGGCCGTCCATGTGTTCGGTGTCAATGTGGAACTTATTGTCCTCGTCGCTCCACACCATTGTCCATTCGCCCCAGCCAATCATGGGCGCGGACCATTCAACATGAAGCCCCCTGTAGACATTTTCGGCAAGAGGAGTGACTTCATAAACCTCAAGCCCTTCGAGCTTTTCAGCGCTTCGCACGTTCTAACCCCTTTCTCAATTCAGCGAACCAAACATCAGCGTCGATGGGAGGGCGCAAATCGTAAGCCATGACGCAGATGCCAGAGTAAGTGGAGGAGATGTACTTCTCGCCGTCAGGAAAATCAAGCAAGGCGGGGCCGCACTCTCGCGCCAGCCTCTTCGCGCCCTCGACGCCGTGGTAAATGCCGTTCTCATCCAGGCAATGACGCATGGCCGCGAGCCGAACATTGGTCATCCAGTTCAAAAAAGAAGCGTTATCAGTCAAGAAGCATCTCTCCTTCAAAAAGTGAAATCATATATAATGGGGACAAAAAAGCCCGCGTTTTAATCGCGGGCTCAAAATTTTTTACAGGACTTCATCGAGCGTCTCGATGATCTTGTCACATACTTTATTTTCCAGACAATAATTGGCATCCAGTTCCCAATCGCTATTCCGCTTCTTCATGAGCTGGGTTTTGGGAATGGCGGTGTGGGCGAGGATAAAATCCTTCATGGCTTTCAAGTCTTTTTTGTAGCTGTCCGTCGCGTCCATGACTTTATTGGCCTCGCCTGAGAAGGCCGCCGACCCTTCATGGATAAGCACCTTGGCATTGGGGGTCATGAAACGCTTGTGCCCCGCAATGAAGATGAGCGAGGCGGCGGAAGCGGCCATGCCTAAGTTGACTGTATAGACGGGAGTAGTGGACAGTAGGATAGCATCGACGAGCATCCACATATAGTACAGCTCGCCGCCCAAGCTTTGAACGTAAATCCAAATGGGCTGGCGCTCCTCGGCGGGCTTGCCTTTATCCTCCATGTTCCAACGCAGGATCATCTGATGGATAACGGAAACATCGTCACAGACATCGAAATCCAGATAGATTTTTCTTTCCTTCAGCAAGGCATAGTAATTGATTTCAGAAGGCATGGGAAGTTTGTTCTCCGGCACTTCATCGAGAAAGGGAAAAGAAAACAGTTCACTCATAATTCGTTATGTTATTCTCCTTCATTTTTATCAAGCAAATCAGCAAGCTTGGCGGTTTCACTTCGGACGGATTCACGCAGATGAACGTAGCCGAAGAGGCGGTTTCCTTTGAGGCAGTCGATGGCGGCGGCAAGGCCGTTATTCTTTTCAAAAACTCTTTTATCTATCTGTTTTTCGTCACCCGAGAGGATGATAACAGACCCTTCGGCCACACGGCCAAGCAGCAATTGGACATGCTCGCGGGTGAGATGCTCTGCTTCCGAACACATGATAATACTGTTCTTGATGTCGCGGCCTCTGATAAATCCGAGGTGTTCCACTTCTACTTTGCCAAAGGTGATTTGCTTCTGCAATTCTTCTTTTCCGCCGAGGTGATCGGCCAGTGGCATAGCCCATGCAAGAAGCTTTTCCTCGTATGTCCCAGGCAAAGCCCCGATAGAATTGGTATCTTTTACTTCGATGTTGTTGCGAATCCAAACAATCTTATCATATACGGTACTCTGCAGAAGCTGGAACGCGGCGCAAATACTTAAAAAGTCCTTGCCGCTTCCGAACGGCCCAGTCATTACTTTTACTGTAATGGTTGGGTCAAGCAACATGTCGAAAGCAAAAGCTTGCTCGGCGTTCTTGGGCTTGACTTTATCCATAGCCATAGACTCAACGGGCTTTTTGTAGATAGGCTTATGCTTTCCATCCTGCCACTTGTAGCGGTCAACAGCCGCGCCGTTTTCATCAACGACGAGAAGGTATTGGTTCTCCAGCAAATCGAACCAGTTCTTGTCCTTCTCTGTGTAAAGCGCGGGAAGCAGAGGATCATCGGAACGGATTGTTTTATAACCCAGATAGTCAGAACTGAATTTTGTCATTCAGCAAATCACTGTCCTTTAACAAAAACATTGTATACACGGGAAGTCCAGGAATTCCAACACTTTTCAGCCTCAGCCTTTGTGGCGTATATATCCGCTCTTTTCCCTGTGACGATAGGACCGCGAGCATGGCACACATTGCATCTGACGCTGGCGGAAACATATTCTTCCCGGCCAAAGCGCGTTATATGATTTTTGCTTTTTGTTTCGACTTTGGTTTTATCGCTTCCACAAAAAGGGCAACAAGACATATATTCCTCCTGATATTGTGCGGGGCGTGCAGTTTCAATCACGCGCATCTCTGGCGGGTTGCAACGAATGTTTCACCAATTAGGACCATGGCCGTCCAAGGAGGCTTCCAGGAGGATGTCTCTTCCCCAGTGTCCCGCCGTATATGAGCTATATTTTCTTCTCGCCTATTAGTGCTTGGCTACCCACACAGAATGATTAAGCAATGCTTCTTCGGTTCACATCCATCACGAACTCTTCAATCTTTTTCATATCGGGAGAGCGGGGGAGGGAAGTGTGTTCCTTGGCGTAGTCCATTCTCTTGGACAGCTCGTCCACCATATCGAAGAACGCACTGTCGAACGTACCATCCTCAAGCTGATACTTGCCAAGGCGGATATCCATGAGCAAATCGTGATCCTTCTCGCGGTATGTGATAACCTTCTCTTGCTCCAGAATATCAATGCACATGAGATACAGCCGGACAAGATGCATGGCGTGTTTGTTCAGATGATAGTCATCCTTCTTACGGTTGCGGCCATGCAAATCATTCTCATAATCGCGGATGACATTGTTAATATCGTTGATGAGCGCCTTCAAATCCCGGACGGGGTATCGCTCAAGTGACATAGTGACGAATGTTTCTCTTTCAAAGTCGGCATGAACTCCCTCGCCTACATCCAGCCGATATGACACAGGAGCGGACGCACGGCTTTCCTCGTTGAAGTTTTTCATAACCTTATCAATGCTGTTGCGGATATGAACTTCCTTCTTGGGTTGAGACAGCTTGTCACGGGCAATGGCGTTTTCCAATCTGCGGAGCTGAGAGAACGCATAGCCGCCGAAGGTGTAAGCCGCACGCTGGGACAAAAACATATGGGCGTTATTCACAAGCTGCTGGCCTATCTCGTCGGCCAAATAATGTTCTTTCTTCACGCCCAGCATTTCGATAATGTTGGGGTTGCATCCGTACAGCAGACGGATAAGCTTGTTGAAACCGAAGATGGAAGTATCGGAGTTGGGGTCGGTGTACTGCTCAAAGTTTGCAAAGCCAAGAATTTCATTGGGATTATTGAGCGCACAGCCGCGAACGTCGATGTCACTTTCGGGGACGTTGGTTCCATAGGCATGAGAGCCGCCCAGACAAAGGTATATGACGCGATGGCCTTTTACCCCGTCCGTGGACTCAAAGCGTTCCAAGGCGGGCATGAACACTGTATCAACATATTCGTTATTGGGTACAATCATTTATCGTTCTCCTTCACTTCATTGAAACAAGCAGACTTTACGTTCTTGACAGAGAACACAACATCTTCCTCGCTTGGAGGTTCATCGGCAGCCGGAGCATAATAAACTTGCCTTGACTTCGCACTCGTGGCATAGCCCGTCTTGCTGGCAAACACTTCTTCGCAGTTCTCCATAATCCGATATCTTCTCTTTTCTGGCGGAACGTAATAGTAGCCAACAGGGTCATTGTCATAGGCGAACGTGGAAGCAACAATGCTATAAGGCCACCTATCCGCCAAAGCAAAGTCATTATAGGAAATAGCGGGAGGATCGCTTATCCCGGTCACATCAACACACAAAGGACGCGGATAGTTTTTTATGAACGCATCAAATTCTTCTTTGGATACGCTTTTCATTTTTGTTTCTGCTGTGTAATACAACGGCTCAACAATGTTCGCCCCTTTATTTGGAGCGCGAACAATCTTTATTTCCTGAACGGAATCAATGTATCCCTTTTGACTCATTCATGTTCTCCTTCTTGACGGCGACATACAGCCAACGCTTCTTGATTAAGTTCATGGCATAGTGCAATTGCCAGGACGCGAACCATCCATAGCTGAATACTTTGTTGAGCGGCGCGAAGATGATTTTATCCTGAACCATAAGCTGGTCGAGGGACGTGATGCAGTCGCCTTTGACGTAGTTACTGTTCATACTTTTCCTTCTTCTTGTCTTTATCCGAATCGACTTTTCTTTCAGGGTGCAGTTGATAGTAAGCATCCAGATAAAGCGGGTCAATCATTTGCATATCCGCAATCTTGTCCTCAACATCCAAAGCGTCGCTGATACGGTTATCCCTCAGCAGATGCCTGACCATTTCTTTTTGTTCCTGCGGATAATGATAAGCCCAAGTATTCAGAACTCTGTCCTCCCGATGCTTGCACAGAACACATACATAAGGCTCGCACACTTGCACACGGTATGCATCACCGCAATCCGGGCAGTATACTTCTTTCACGTACCACCCGAAGTCGATGAACTTATGATTGCAGTGAGATTCTTTGGCGGGAGGAGGAGAGCTTTTGTTCTTTCTCGAAAACAATCCCATATATATCAATCCAATTCTTCGCGGAAAGACGGCTCGGCGATTTTGACTTGGAACAGTTCTGCAGTCCTTGGACGGGGAACTGCGGTGAATGATACACCGACATTAGCAGAGCGACTTGAAGGGAAATACACAAGAGGTTGTTGATTCCCCGGACCGCCGTAAACCGTCACATACTCCGTGTCTATATTGAATTCGCCAAACTTAGGCATAGCAAGCATGGTGATCATAGCCTTCGCGCCATTTGTACACGGAACTTTCATTCTCACCGCCACAGGATCGTGGGCAGTGAAATCAATATCCGTCAAGTCAAAATAGCTTGTGCCGCAAAACGGACACTTCTGCTCGTCAATGTCAATGGCCGCACCACAGTTCACACAGTTTGTTCTCATGAATAGCTCACTTCTTTGCCTTCTTCGCGCAGCTCTTTGAACACAGGGAACCTCAGCGATTCTTTGCCGTCCTTGTCGTGAGTAGACTCAAAGTATTGAATCGTCGCCACCCGCCCAATATAGGCATCGGGATTGGCCCACACAGCGCGGCGCATTTCATCACTGAGGCCGGAGCCTACTCCCACAGGCGTACCTTTGTAATCGACGGTGAGTGCCCCCAGCGTGCCAGCGAACTTTCCTTCACCCTCTTGCACGCCGATGATTTCAAGGTCGCAGTCCTGCATCACTTTGACTTTGAGCAAAGCATTGGTGCGGGTGAACTGATAGGTTTCATCCGCCAAGTTGATCATCACGCCCTCATGCTGGAGCCCGCGCTGGGCATTCAGATGACGGATGATTTCCCTTGTGTCGCTCCCATGATACAGGACGGGAAGGGGGTGGACTGCGCAGGGTTGGTTCAGGCACGCACAATAGCTTTCCAGCTTTTGACGGCGGAGATAATAGGGCGTATCGCAGAAGTGCATTTCAAAGGCATCGGCATCCAGCACATCGAACACATTGTAGGTGATGCCCGTCTTCATGCCATCCCGCCGCACAATCATTGTCGTGCGCTTATACTGTTCTTTGGACGGGATGTTTTCTCTGTCCGATACGAGCAGCTCGCCGTCAAACACAAAGTCCTTCCCGACATGCTGACGGATATACTTGAGCACGTTCTCGACTTCGACGAGCCCTTCGATAGGCTGGCCTTGGCGGGAATAAAGCTTCACGCTGTCTTCCTTGACAACACTGACCAAGCGAATGCCATCAAGCTTTTCCGTTAAATAGAAGTGGCGGCCCGCCACAACGTTTTGATGCTCGAAGTATTTATTTGCGAGCATGCACTTGAACTCAGGCACGAACTCAAAGCCCAGCGCCTTATTGACGGTCTTCGCGGTCACGCCCAGAGTGAGCGTTTTACAAAGGAACTGAACAGCGAAATCACGGATATCCGTTGCTTTGATGGTATCCAGCGTGGCCTGAACATCGCCGACATCGGTATCTGTCAAGCCGGACTTGGATTCAAGATAGAGGCAAAGAGAGAAGATATCATCCCACACCTTGCCCGACCTTTTGCCGCGAACATCTTTTTCAAAGGACTTTTTGCCCAGATGGAAAACTTTTTGCGGATTCAGCAGGATAGCCAAGGCGTCGGAGGCGGGAACATTCTCATGATACAGGCGCTTGATGGCGATTTCTTTCTTCTTCCCAACGGCCTGTGAGATGGAAGAGAAAGCAAGGGAAATACGGAGGAGCTGATCTTCAAGGTTGTTCATTCTTTTTCCCTTTCTTGGGCGGATGCAAAATCTCTTCCTGAGCAGGGCATCCGCCGAACACGCCGCAGATATAACGGCAGAAATAAGAGGATACGCTGGGCTTCCACTGGGTTTCATGGAAGATGGCGTCGATGGTGTTGATGATCCACGTTTCCGTGTCCTTGAGAGCGGCTTCGCTGAACTCTTCCGTGACCCATTTGTTTTCACGGAAGAGATTGAACTTCAGATACTTGGGCCACACGCCGTATTCCTGATGAACATACATGGCATAGATGTAAAGCTGGCGGCGGTATTCATCCAAGTCTTTATCCATAGAAGAAGATGATTTGGACTTGTGGTCAATGACGGTAATATCGCCCGTGACTTTATCTTTGATGATGAGGTCGGCCAAGCCAACGATGGTGTAGCCGCCGACTTTGATGGAGAATTTTTTCTCAGCGGACAGGATTTCAAAATCACCCAAGCCGCGCAGTTCATCAAAGGTTTGGAAGTAATCCAACCCTTGATCGTAATACTTTTGCCAAAGCCCGCGAGGGAAAGGCGGGAAGTCTTTGGTGACATGCTCGTCAAAGTGGGCGGCATACTCGCTCGCCAGAACGAAAGACGGAAGCTTGTCTTTTGCCCATCCCTCCAAGATGGAATGGCAGAACGTACCGTACTGGGAGTAAGCATTTTCTTCCTGCGGGTAACGCTCAACGTACTGGAGGTAGAAGGCGCGGGGACATGTCTCAAAAGTTGAAAGCGATGAAAAAGAAAACTTGAAGTCGGGGCGGAGAGCGCTCATCACGCTTCGCCGCCCTTTTCTTCTTCTTTCAGCCGTTTCTTTGCTTCTTTCTCTTCTTCTTTTAGCCGCTTCTTTGCTTCACGGCGGAGCTTTTCATTGGTGTAGAAGGCTTCGCGGATTGCCTCGTCGGCTTCTTTACGGCGGGTTTCGGCTTTGGCTTTCAGCTCTTCCTGCTTGGCGATGTTCTCGGCCTTCTTCTTGGCGGCGGCTTCGGCGCGGAGTTTAGCCTGATACGCCTTGTCGGTGTCGGCGATAACCTTCATCACCTTATCCGTGCTGCCGAACAGCTTCTTGCACACAGCGGCACAGAAAGCGGCGTAGGGATCGCGGGGCTTATCCGGCTCGCAATGAACGATGGTCTTCGTCTTATCCTTCCAGATGATGATGGTGGTGTCGCCGTTAAATACGGTGTTTTCGATTTCGGGGATGAAATGCCCAACTTCAATCAAGTCAGAATTCAGATAATCGTTGATTTGGTCAACGATATTTTTTTTGTTTTCCATAGAGAGATTAGAGGTAAGAATATCATCAACGGTCATAGTGTCTCCATTGTAGATAAACTTCCCAGTCCAACGATAAGCCATAATGTTTCTCCTTTCAGTCAGTACAGGGTGGGAAAATAGATTCCTCACTAATAATGGGAACAAAAAGACCGCCGATTTAACGGCGGCGATTAAAAAGGATCTGAAAAAGGCGGGACAACCTGATATTCGGGCAAAGAATCGGCGCGGCGAGCAGGGAAAGGCACGCCCTTTTTATCCCACGACAGCTTCATCATGTCGCCCTTGTCCGCCTGATAGATGCGCTTAGAGTCCGGGCAGTAGCAGAACTCAATGTCCTGACGGATACCTTCGTCTCTGTTCTTAAGGATGGTGATGTGTCCCGGCTCCACAGAAAGGGTCATGTCCGCCAAATTGTTGGTGGCGGAAGAGCCCGACAAGTCGTCGGCATTGAGCTTCTCGCCGACTTTTGTTTTGCGGGCATGGGCGATAAGCAGGATGGCGACGTTGTAGCGATTGGCAAACTTCTTGAGCTTATTGGCAACCACTCTCTGCGCGGCGGTCTCATCTTCTTTGTCGGAGGTCATCGTCATCAAATTATCACAAACTAAAAGCTTCGCGTCATATCGTCTGACAGCCGCCGTGAACACAGACAGAACGGAATCGGCCTGGTCTCCTTCATACATTTCCTCGTTATCATACACAAAGAGCCGCCCTTTATACCAATTCATGATGCGTTCCTCGACGGAATAAGAAAGATAAGGCACTTGCTTATCTTTGATGGGGTCGTACTTGAGGCCGATGTACTCAGACCCCGCCGCCTGCAAGTTAATCCAGTGTTGAAAACGAGGAGCGCGGAACTCGCCCGTATACACACAGACGGTGTAGCCCTGTTCCAAGGCATTTAACACGATGGAGTTTGCCAAGCAGCTTTTGCCTGACCCAGCCTTACCGACAATGACGGTGATGCCGCCCTCAAGCAAACCGCCCGTCACGGCATCCAGCTTGGGGATGTTTGTTTTGATGCGGGGAACAAGGGTAGGGTCTTCGGGAGGAAGCGTGCCCAAATCCAGCAAGCCCTTTACGGGCACTTCACGGGCGTTTTCGACCATTTCGATGAGAGCAAACTCGCCCATCCGCACCAAAATTTCATTGGCGTCCTTGCAGAACTGGCCGGGCGCATACTCAGGATACCCTTCAACGATACGACAGCGGCTTTCATCCAGTCTTTTTGCCAGCGTGCGGACCATCTTTTGCCCCGGCTCATCATTGTCTCCGAACAAAATGATAGTTTTGAACCGCTCCAGCCAGTCATAACAATTTTCTACCCATGTAAAGTCCTCGCACCCAGACGGAACAGAGACAACATTCGTGATCCCGGCTTCGTACAGCGCCATACAGTCCGCCTCACCCTCCGTGATGACCAAAGGCTTTGAAAAAACGCACATATCCATGCCGAAAAGGATAGGTTTTGTGCCGGATTCGCGCCATTCTTTGGGTGATCTGTCTTCCGGGCGATGTTTTTCAGGCTTACGGAACTTGACAAACACATTTTCGCCGTTTTCATAGAACGGAAACACGATATTGCCCTTTTCGTCGCTCTGAATCTTGAAATCATCGACAGTTTTCCGAGAAATGCCCCGCGATTCGATGTACTGATAGATTTTTTCTGTCGGCGGGAGCATTTTTACTTCGGGAAGCTTGTACGATTTGGCTTTGGACTCGAAATTTCCACGGCTGGGGCGCTCGATGTGCACAGAATCATTAAAATGGTCGGCCAAGCTCTCCAAATTTCCTCTTTTACCGCATGAACCACGCTTACAAACGTAACATCCGTTCTCGGCGGACAAAGCAAAGGTTCTTCTGTCCTGCTGGCGGTCGCCGCCATTGCAGAAAGGGCAGTATTCTGGAATAATTTCATCCCCGTGAGCTGTGAAGCGTACAGAATAAGGAAAAAGATGCTTGTCGGCGAAAGCGAGCACTTGGTCGTGAATAGAAACAGCCATTTTTGTTCACATCCTTATAAAAAAGCGGGGCAGACGAGCCACCCCGCGTTATTTTATTTCAGCGCTTCCCTGACCGCATCATATCGGGGAGAATTCAGCGTTTCCAAGAGGCAAAGATAGGGGTCTGTCTGCGCGGACATGACCATTTTGGCAATGGTGGGGCTGAAACCCGACACAAGCGCCACGCCCAGCTCATTTTCAATGACGGGAATGGTTTGAGTGCGGCTGTCGATGTTCCAGAACACAAGGCGCGGAAGCTTGTAGCCATGAGCGGCGTACTCAGCGGCGATTTCATCGAACAGTGAAGCGTCACAGCGGCCATATATAGCGAAATCGAACTCCATGTCCGAGAGGATGAGCACATTGTGCGGAAGTTCGGCCTGGGATAGATGATTCTTGACCGCCGTGCGGAGAATGAGCCTGAACACAGCCTCTATGTCCGTATTGGAACATTCATCATGACACCACGCTATCTGAAGTTTGCCAAGCAATGTGTTCGCACCGCTTAAATCGACAAGCTGGGGGCGGGAAGAGAAGGTAATGTACTTATTGCGGAAAGGTTCGGGAAGCTTCTCCGCGAAGTAGATCGCCAGCGCATTGGCGACATCCAGACAAGTGATTTCCGTGCCTCCGACATGGGAAGTCATGCTGCCGGAGCCATCCGCCACAACGAGGGTGCTTTCTCCTTCGGGAACCCAGTTGGGGAGGGCTTTCCACAGCTCTTCAACGGCGGGGTCAGGCTTCGAGCGACACCAGCAATCGTACTTGGCGTATTTATGCACGATGTCGTGTGGGAACAACACGGAAGCATTGATTTTTGCTTCGCCCTTCTCGACTTTGGAAAGGTATTCAGTCCGCCGCTCCGCATCGTGCTTGAGGAAGGCGTCGGAATAGATGAGGTTGGCTCTGGACGGCACGCCTTCGTACTTGATTTCGCCCCACTTGCCAGCGCTCATCTTCCGCTCCGTTACATCCAGATATTTGCGGAGGGAGGACAGCATCTTGCGGTAAAAGCGCGGGGTCGTGTTCATCTTCTCGATGAGGAACTGGGCTTTGCGGCGCGTTTCTTTCGAGGACGTAGCCGCGCTCGGCATCCATTTTCCCAACAACGACACAGGCTTGCCGAGCCTCATGTTGGCGATGTCCTCGGAGAGCTGGCGAGTGATGATGCCGACAACATCATCTTTGAGCGGCGTGTCGATAAAGGCGACCACATCATCCCACCGCCCATATTCCGCGATCAAAGGAAGTACAGCGCGGACTTTATCGGGCCATTCTTCCGCCAAATAAGCCATGCAAACGCGGAACAGGCGGCGTTCACCCTGCCCTTCGCGGCAATCACGGGCAAAAAACAGCCAGACAATGGCGGTGTTGAGGTCTTCGCCGCAAACTTCGGCGAAACGGCGCTTGATTTCATAATCGCTGGCCGTGCGCAGGGAAGAAACAGCGAAATTCATATCAAGCAGCTTCTTGCCCGACGTTCTGTAGCCCACCGCCCCGTTTTCAGTGACGGAAAAGTTGTCGGGGCTGTGGACGAGGGTTTCATTCATCTGAGAGAAAAAATCATTCATAGCTATACGCTCCTTTCACGAAGGTTCCCATAGAATAGTTGCTGTAAGCGTGTAATTGCCGTTATTCGACGATGACTTCGGCGACCTTGCCCTGAAGGCCGAAAGTTTCATCCACGTAGGCGACGACGCCCTCATAGTTCTTGCATGCCTTGATGCCGACCTCATCTTTGGTGGCTTTCCGGCCCTTGAGAAGGAGATCATACATGGCGCGGCTCATGGTAACAGAAATTTCCTTCATTTTCTTCTTCCTTTCTTTTACGCGGCGTACTTATTGTACTTTTCCAGCGTTCTCCTGAGAGATTGAGTGACTGCGGCATCGGAGATGTTGAGCGTCTGCGCGATTTCCCTATTCGTCAAGCCGCTTTCCCGCAAATGGAGGATATTGGCGGCGGAGGGAGACAAAGTGCGCTTGAACTGCTCATAGTCAATGGCAAAATTGACATTTTCCGCAGAAGACGGAGCCCAAACGAAGTCCATTTCATCAATGCTCACACTGGCGGGCGCTGACTGGATGGTTTTCTTGAAAGAAGAGGTGCGTTTGGGGTAAGAAACCGCTTGATTCCGAAGAACGAAGCGGCACATAGCGTTTACCATGTCACGGACGGGGATGCCGTGGTTCAGTTCACGTTCCGACCTTGCGTTTTTCATGTGCGCGACGAGCGGGAGCATGCATTCCTGAAACAAATCCTGATTGGAGAGGTTGGCGGTTCCCGCGTGCCGGGACTTAAACCGCCAAACAATGTACCAGACCATTTTCTTGTGGGATAAAATGAATTCTTCTTCCTGCTGGGGTGTGAGTGTCATATGATGGCTTCGCTCCTTTTGTGATAAAAGGGAGGAGCGGCTTTGTGAATTGTGAGCCAGCCTGCTCGAAAGAAGATGAAACTTAAAAAGGCAATTCGTCAGCGTTGGCGGCGGGAGTTACAGGGCGAGGGGGCTGCGCAGGAGCAGCATGGGCGGGAGCCTGAGCATTGTTGTTGTCATTCTTGCCGCCCAGGAATTCCAGGTCGTTCACATCCACGTCGATGGACAGCTTGGCCGCGCCGTTCTTATCCACATAAGGGCGGAACACGATGTTGCCCACGATGCTGACGTGGGAGCCCTTGTGCAGATACTTGGCGGCGTTCTCGCCCAACTGTCGCCAGGCGGAACAGCGATACCAATTGGTGATTTTCTCGCCGTTGGCGTCGTTCTTGTAGGTTTGAGAGCCTACGGTAAAGGAAGCGACGGTGTTGCCGTCGGGAGCGGTGCGTACTTCGGGGTCGGCGCCCAGATAGCCAGTGAAAATAATTTTGTTCATGGTTTCCTCCTAAATAATCAGTCCTTGAAGTGCATATACGCGGCGGTAAGAGCGTCGATGTCGGTGCATTCCATGGGATTGAACACACCGCCCAGAAGGTTCGTCAGTTCAGCAGCGAGAGCGGGCTTGTCAGCGCCTTCCGCGCCGTACTTGGCTTTGAAAACTTCCGTGACCGCTTTCTGAGCTTTGGCGAGCCGTTCGGGGTCGGCGGCGGGAGCAGGCTGCGCGGGAGCTTGTTCGGGAGCGGGGGCAGGAGCCTGGGCAGGGACGGGAGTGGGGGCGGGAGTGGTTTCGGGAGCGCCGGATGCCAGCCACTGATAAATAGCCTTGCCAGTTTCGGGAGTGATAGTAAAATATTTCCCGTCAAAAAGGCCAGTACGGTCTTTGGTGGCGTTAGCTACGTGATCGGAGTCTATCATCAGCAGGGTGCTGAGCTCATATTCCACAGAATCACGGAACTGCAGGCCGAGGCCCATATTCTTGATGACTGTGCGGCCATTATTGTCCTTCGTCTGCAAATACTCTTGCTTCGCCCGGAAGTTGCAGATCACATGACAGGTGCTCTGCAGGATGGTATCAATCAGACGGTTATGTTCAGGAGTCACATCACGCCAAGCAGTGTAGCTGTTACCAGTGCGAGCGGCGATCTTGCCGACCTTCTCCAGCGATCCTCCTTCGCCTGCCCACGCGGCGGACATGCTGTCGATAATCAGAACCTCGATGCCAGCCTGTTCTGCTGCATGAATGGAGTCGATGTACTTGGCGGGCTCAAAAGGAGCCTTCATGGGGATGGTGAAAAACTCCCCGATAAAACAATTGTTGATAGAATGATTGGCGTACAGGCTTGCGGAGCCGTTTTCGGTGTCGATGATGCAAATCTTTTCCCAGCACTGCCCATCAGACCAATCAGGATGGGCCGCTTTAACGATGCCGTATGCCATCAGCAGGGACGACATGGTTTTGCCGGAACCGCTGACACCAGCCAACGCGAGTTTTACTTTTACTTGACTTCTTTTAGCTTTCTGTAACTGAATCATTTTGTTTTAATTCCTTTCTTTCTTGTTCGGTTGCGTACCGCCAATGATACCCGGCGGCAGTTTCTCTTTTTCCATTGCAAACGCTCACGATTTGGCGAACATCAACCCCGACATCTTCGGCGGCGTTTTTCAAGCATCCATACATTTTCTGCAGTTCAAAACAATAAAGTGGTTTTGCTTTATTGTTTTTCATTCCACGCTGATCTGGAGGTCCTTTTAGAACATGAGGGTGAAACACACTTTTGTCGTTTTTGCCTGTGTAAATCCAATGTGTTCCATGAGTGGACTTTCTGTCGCCTTTCAGCACACCCTTCAGATGATTGTAAGGAATGCCAGTGGCTTCAGATGCTTCAACAATAGAGCTGTATTCTTCTCCAGTTTCAAGACATTTGCATGGAGTCCCCAGTCTTCTTTGGGCTTCAATCTCATGCTGATGTTGCTCTGATGAAGGATGCTTTCCAAGTTGAGCTTTGGACATTTTTTCCAGCGATTCTTTGCTGTGTTTTTTGCCAAAGAACGGGTTTTCTTCGCCTCGGTTCTTTCCTTTCATTCGATCCCGCATCTTTTGCTTTGTGGCTTCAGAAAACTTATAGCCAACCCTGCTAAACCCACCAGAATCAAGATTGTATCCATGATTCAAATCCGTTAGCTGAAAGATCGAGATAAGAAGCATCTCAATTTCTGAGGCTTCGTCTTGAGTAAGGTTCTCTGCAACAATTTCTTTTGTCACGTTCTCCCAGCCATACTTATCAATGGCATTGCGAACAGGCAAACCTTTATGGTATCCCTTTCCGTTCGCCCATCTCTTACTGGGAGGATTTTGCGAAGTGAGCCCTACATATGTCTTTCCGTTTGGGAAACCCTATGCATAAACTAAAAAAGTTTTCTCGGAATTCTTGACATCTTCCACGTTCATCACCTCCCAAATTTCAAATTACATAGATAATGGGAACAATTTGGAGCCTGGTTTAACTGCAAAATAAAAAATCTCACGAAAAATTTCGTGAGATTCAAAGGAAACATTCGTCTATTCAGTTATTTCATGGCGTCCAGCTCCGCTTTTATTCTTTCTTCAACATGACGGAGCGCCCATTTCATGTTTGAAGCGCGGCAATACTCTTCCCAACGCTCAGGGTCGTCCTTGATAACCTCCATTCTCTCTTCGCAGTTCCTTTGTCCTCGAACCGCGAACGCCAAGACCGCCTTCGCCGTCATTCTCCATCCATATGGCACATCTTTCACATCAATCCCTCCTGACTGGCGATCCACTCGGCCTGTTCCTGATATCCCGCTTGACTCAGGAGCTGGGCGGGGAAGGAAAGAATGTCGTTGCCCATGACGTAGTAAGTCAGGTCGATGGTCGGCTCGCCGTCCTTCTTGATGTACGGGAAGAGGATTGGACGCCAGACGAAGGTAGCCGTGGGGTCATACTTGGGCGCTCGCTTGTGGATGCGGTCAAGGGCCGCCGTAACCTCTCCATGGGTGAAGAACGTGCCGTTGGGAGAAGCGAAGCTCGTTTCGCCCGTCTGTTTGTTGCGGACATACGCGCCATACGCTCCCGCATTGTTCGTGTCCTTGAGTTCCAGCAGCCTTGTGCCCTCGATGACCATGAGTTCGTAGTCGTACTTGGGTTCGTAGTAGAGGTTCGCGTACTCTTCTCCCAGCTCGGGGATGGGGGAGGAATTTTGTTGAGGTTCCTCTGTGATTCTGCTCAGTTCCCAGCCCTTCGCGCTTTCTGTGTCATCCAGCCAATTGCGGACAGGGGCGAGCGCTTTCGCGGCTTCATGATAAGACGGCGCGTCCACGCTGAACGTCTTGTCAATGATTTCCCGGATTGTACGGGGCTTCCGCTGACGGCCTTTGGGAGGATGGGTGACTTCAGTGTAGACTTTGAAGATACCGTAGAACATGGCACATTCTCCTTTCATCATTGCCATGGCAGATTGTTGAGGGCGGCGAGCCGTTCCGAATGGGAGGTGTGGACGTATCTGTTCGTGATGTGCCAGGACTTATGATTAGCAATGTCACGGACAATGGAAGGGGAGCCGTCTTTTTCAAGGGTAGAGAGGGAAGTGTGGCGCAGAGCATGAGGGCCAGTGGCAACGCCGACCTTTTTCTGCTTGTAGCTCAGGCACTTGTAGATTTGCTTGGGGGAGCAGGGTTTTCCGCGATCCGTCATGAACAAAGGCTCGGCATCTGCGGCATCAGCGCGGCTCTTGAGGTACGCATCCACATACGCATAAGCGCCGAAGCCAATTTCCACATCCTTCACAGCGCCCCCCTTACGCATGACGCGGACGGTCTGAAAGAAATCGCCCTGCTTTACTTTGCTGGCCTTGTATTCGCCGACCGTAACCTGGCACAGCTCGCCGACACGGAGCGCCGACCACATAAGCATGGCGATGATGGCGCGGTCCCTGATGATGTTATGGCCCCGCACTCCATGAAGCAAATCCTGCACCTGGTCGATGGTGTAATACTTGTTCTTGGGGCGCTGGTCTTCGGGAAGCTTGTCGGGGTTGGGAAGCTTCTTCGTTTTGAGGGCAATGGAAACATCCTCGTCGATGTACGGAACACCCTTGTCCTTCATGATGGCAGCCCAGCGAAGAAAGGGCCGCACAAGCACAACGTAATTGTTTGCGGTGGCGGGCTTCCATTTCCGCACCTTAATCATCTCGTTGTACCATTTCTGCAGGACAACGGTGGACAGCCCTTCGATTCGGTCGGCGGTGATGGTCACGCCGTAGTCGCGCTCCAGCATATCGAACACACGGTTGAGGATAACGGAAGTGTGGGCGGCGGTGGAGTCCATTACATCGTCTTCCGCGCTGTGGGACTGGACATAGAACTCAATCATGGGACGCTGCGTCATGCGATCACCCTCCATCCTTTCACTCTTTCGCGTCGAGCCGCGATTTTTCTGTATTCCTCGACTGTTTCTCTGAGGTAGGGCGTGTTGTAGTACACCCAAACCGTCATGCCGTCCTCGTCCCTGTAGTAGCGGGTGTGGAAAATGTCGTGGACGTAGAGGAATTGTTCCAGCTTGCGGCAGTTGGTCTCGAATTCGATGTTGTTGCTGTGCGTCATATAAGTGTTTGCTCCTCTCTTTCATTCGGGATTGTGGAGCGAAGATCACCAAAGGTGAAATTCGCAAGATTATACTCTATCGTTGTGGCTTTGTCAATGGGGAATTTTCTGCCAAATTATACATCCAAACGCATTCTGTGGACAAAACTTACTCCGCTGGGCGTTCGCTTCCACGTAATCCATGAAGTGCAAAGCTTGCCGGAGCAATCGTAGGGAGAAGTGTTGTGGACTTCACAGTCGCGGGCTATTTTTTCGAGCTCCTCGTCCGAACAGCCAGCATATTCGGGGTAAATGCCGTAGTAGGTGACGCCCTCGCCATCTTCATGGACACGGAAACGCTCTTCGGCGGTCAAAGGCTGGGCGAGAGGGTCGGCGGGAAGGCTCCGCATCTTTCTGCGGACATCTCTTTTGAGCTTGTCGGACGTGATTCCGCCGAACAGCGCGTCGATTTCGTAAAACTCTCGAATCTCGTTGTACAATCTGGTCATTTTTCTTCCACCTTTCTTCAAAACGATTTGCTTTAGAAGGGAAGAGAATTAACTAATAATTAGATTAAGGTATATTATATTATATATTATATTGATTATAGGCGAAGGTGGTGATCTCAATCCTCCTCATCGAGAACGGTACGGATGAAAGCCGCGACCTCGTCCATGGAGCAGTCGAAGAACTCAAACGTGTTGCTTTCGTTTTCCACGACGATCTTGTTTTTGCTCTTGTCCTGCATCACTGTGAGCTTCTGATACTTGAGCATCGTATTCCTCCTTCGTTTCCAGCCAGATGGGGTAAAGTTCGCGTCCGTAGTTCCGTCCATGGGTGTTTCTGTCGCAGTAGTCGTCGAAGGTGTAGCCGTGACGGTGATAGGCCATCATATCCGAGCGGACAGTGGGCAGGATTTTGTCAGGGTATGTATGCACATCTGTATGTTTATTTATTTTTTCCTGCATATTCATTCACCTCTATGCAACGGATGCCGGAATTCGGAACGGCGTACTTCATGATCCTTAACCCATCCATGATGTATTGGGAATCACCCCCTACAATCTCTTCGGCGGTCGCAGCAGCGCTATCCTCACACACTCCAAGAACATCCAGTTCGACAACAATCTCAATCTGAACACGGGCTTTGTACATTTTTTCTTCCATGCTCATTCCTCCCCATAATCAAACGTGATATTGATTTGCTCAACTTGCCTATTCCTGTATCCAAACACCAGCGCCCCCATAATTTCCGAAAGAATTTCATGCTTTGTCACAGCGAAGCCAATGACCTGCTCATCATCCCGCCCCGGAAACGAAATAGAAACGGTGTAGTACGACTCAGAGCCCTTGCGGACAAACACATCAACCGAGTCATTGAACCCTTTTCCCCAGGCGTGAACCTTTGCGTGCGTTATCATCTTTTCACCCCCTACTTTACGCAGTCAGGAACGC